CTATAATCAATCATTCTAATCCTTTACAAGTTCAGCGAAGAACTTACCATAATCACCAACAACTTTAACATTTGTTTGCATTACACGATAGTTTTGTGATCTATAAGAAACATAATCATCTGTTAGTATATCTGCATTAACAGGAGCGAATATCTTTACCATGTCTTCTAAGTGATAACCGTCTTGCGCTATGGCTTTGATATCTTCATTTGATGCTGGATGAATATAGCAGTTGATTGTTGTGGGAGTTTGTGGAGTTCTTACTTCTCTGCCTGTCTCAACAGTAGTGACGAATCTAGTGAACTCAAAATCTTGTGAAAACTCAGTTATAACTTCTTCGTATAATTCAAAATCAATCATAATTTACCTACTGCAAAAGTTACTGATTGCAACGTGTGACCTGTATTTATTAAAGGGTTTGAACTTCCTTTAGCACTTATTGTCATTGGATTATTTGCCGGACTTCTCAATGCAGTGATTTCTTTTTGAACATGCCCTTGTCCTAGTATTCCCAACTTATTAGCAAATTTTGTGAAATCAAGCTTTTCTATTTTACCCAACTCTTTTAAAATTAACTTCTTATATGTACTTTTATTTTTAGCAAAAGATATATCCATAAAAGGTCTTTTTGGTACACCTAGACCAAAGTTATTAACAGTCGCTTTAAAGACCGCTGAGACCCCTTGCTTATCTTCTGAGTGGGTTTCTTTTTTAACTGCTGGAAAACCTACTTTAATTGATGTGTTTTCTATACTATTAATCTTCTTAGGTAAATCAAATTTCTTTTTTCTTTTTAATTCATTCATTTTAATTTACCTAAAGACATTATACGAATACACCGCCAAAGTTAAATGCTCTGAGTTGCAAATAACGCTGACCATATTTAGTTGATGAGAAAAACAAATCATTAGAGTTTGTCGTTGCCGGAGTTGCAAAAGAAACGCTTACTCCATCAACAGATTTAGACACTGCATCTTTTACAGAAGAAGTGCCACCCTTATTATTGATAGTGAATAGATGAGCTTGAAGCATAAGTATAGCTAAGTCATTACATCCATTATCTTCTTGATAGATAGCACCAAAATAACACTGATAATCATCTTCGCTAGTCGCAAAGTAATCGTCTACTTTAGTTGTATCGAACTCAGGAAACTTTGCTTTAAAGTCAGCTATGAATGACATTTAAACTCTCTCTATCTTTTTAATCGAGATAAGTTTCTTTATATGTTCCATAAAGATTTCATCATTCAACTGTGCTGTTGTGAGAGTATATGGTTCAAAGTCTCTTAGAACGATTGATAAAGATAACTTCATCGGGTTTCTAATTAACTTTTTAACCTTGAAAGAAACCTCTTTAACTACTTTAGCAGCTGGTTTTTCAACTTCAACAGTTTTAATTGCTTCTGTTTCTTCTTTAACTACTTCTTTAGTAGTTGGTTTCTTTCTAGGTCTTCCCATAATCTATCTCCTATTTGATTTAAGTAAACCTAATTATAGCATAAGTTTCTATTTCTTGATATAGGTCAAGGATTTTGTTTTTTAGATGATGTATAATTTGATAAATAGAAAGGAGAAAAATTGAAAAGAGTGAAAATTAATGATGCTACATCAGAAGATCTACAATGGCACTATGATTATACATCTTCTATGAGGATGAAATATATTAAAATATATAATAGAATCCCGACAATGTATGAATATAAGAAATGGTTAATTTCAGCAGGAGTTAAATATCTAGCAATTGGTTTTGCGTAAAAGGTTGAGGCTCGAAAGCCTCAAAAGGTTAAAGTCCTGTAAGAATTTCTGCTGCTGAATTTTCAACAACATCTAATCCTGCGATTCTATATCTCGAATCTACCTGGAATTTAAATGAACCAGTTTTGATAATCTCACCAATTTCAAGAGGTGTTGGAATTCTCATAACCATAGCTCTTTCATTAGCTGAGTAACAAACTGTTGAAGTGAATGTATTAGAATATACTACATTTGGAGTTACATTTGCTGTTGCAATTGTAGTTGTTCCAGATGTTTCAGCTACTGCATAAGTTACTGCTGTTCCTGCTGCTGTTGAAGTTAGTGTTAATACACCGGCTGCATTATCAGAAATAGATACAGTTCCACCAGCATTACCAATAACACCAGCTAGTCCTGTTGCGATAATAGCAGCAGTTTCATCTTCAGCGATTGTAGTATATACATAATCAATTGTATTGATCGTTGCAGTGAATGTTTCACCAGATGACTCAGAAGCCGTTGCAAGTGTAATTGTGTCAACTTGTTTAACCGCTGCTGTTGCTAATGCTGCAAACTCTGCTTTAGAAGTTGCACCAAATGAAAGACTTGGATAATTTCTTTGTAATGCTTCAAGGATTGATTCACCTGTACCTGCAGTATTAAGAATTGTACCAGAGATAAATTCAAATACACGAGTTGGCATTGTCACATTTGTTGGCATTAAAGTATCATTACCAGCAGCAGTAGTACGGCGAGAAACAATGATATTTTTAATCTGATTGTAATCATCTGTTGCACTACCTGTTCCAACTTGTGTACCAGCGCCAGAATCAAAACCGCTAAAGTTTAATAGTCCGTCAGTTTTTTGAGAACCGTCTTTATATAGTTGTCCAACATAACCGATTGCGTCAATGTTTCTATTGTATAGCTCATTGTGTGCTTCTATTAACTCTGAAACAAGATTACGACCTTCTAAGTCAGCTTGCTTGATTGCAGCATCAGACCACTCAGAAAAAGCTTCTTTAAGATAAACAGGGATTGAATCAGATTCAGCACCTACAGAAATTTTACCGTCTGTTTTATCATCGCCACTTCCGTCTGAAAAGTCACCAGTGATGTTACGCTTGATTTTTGTAATGAACTCAGCCCAACCACCATTGTTATTTACAGTGATACCATTTTGTAAGAATGTTAAACCTGCATATTGTTGCTTGAATATTGTTGGATCAATTGCTTCTAAATGTCTTGCAAGAATAGTTCCACTTGCATCATCTTTGAAGTTTATCGCTGCTTTCTCTGCATCTTCAAAACTTTTAAGATTTACAAGATTACCGATTGTTACTTTTTTCATATCTTATATCCTTATACTAAATAGTTTTGAATAGTAATTACCCAAACACCTGATTTTTTCTCACGGCTTAAATAGTTTTGAATAGTAATTACCCAAACACCTGATTTTTTCTCACGGCTAAAAACCGCACCTGTAACAATAAGAGCTTCTGTTTCACCAGAGTTATTAGTTACTTTACCATTGTCTGCATTTGCTGCACCATTAATAACATAAACTTGATCGCCTTGCGTTGCAGTAGCAGCAGCAACCGCTGTATCAGTCATTAGAACTGTTACACGACCAAAGTTACAAATATCTGCTACTTTATCAGCTAGACCATTAACAGCAGTAGAAATATAAGTATCACTTCCAATTGCTTTATTAACTTTACGCTTTGGTACACCAACTAAAAGAGGAGTTCCAGAGCCGTCAAGGTTATCAACTGAGCCTGAGTCAAGTTTAGCGATTAGTCCAATTTTAAGACCGTCTTCAAACTGGTCAAAACTATCTATATTATGTGGTGATGTTGTTAAAACTTCACCTTCATCAATTTGTACTACTTCTGGTAATACTCCATTATCAAATGCCATTATACTTCCTCGCTTTCAGCTTGTTTCCATTTAGATTCAGTAGCTTTGTCACCAAAGTCTTTGTAATCATCAACAGTTTTTTTACTATCTAGCATTTTAAATGCCACCGCTACTTCACTATCTACGAATGTTTCTTTTGGTTTTTCAGCTTTTAAAGAATCACCCATTATTTCAGCATTTGTTTTTCTATCGAATATATAAGCATCATCAAGGAATGATTTTGCTTTTTCAATACACACAACACGCTCATCAGCGAATTTGATTTGAGCATCAATAAAACAAGTTGAGTCTTTGAACTCTTCAACTGCTTTGGTTGCTACCTCTTTTTCTTTCGCTTCCATTTCCATATCAGTTAATTCAGGTTCAACTATCACTTCCTCTTCTTCAACGATTGGCTCTGGTGCGTTCATACCTGCCGACTCCATGACTTTTTCAAGGATTGGTACTAATTTACCAAGCGCTTTTATGTCCATTTTGCTTATGACTTCTGGTAGTTGCGTTGCGAGTTCCATAACTCTTTCAAGCGAAACAGTACCGTCTGCATCTAAGAAATTAATCTTC